ATCCTTTGACGACCATCTATTCAAGGGCGAGGATATTGCTTTTTGTGAGTTGGTTCGAAAGTCTAAGTTTAAAATACACGCGAACATAGATTCAACGACCATTCACCACGGACCATACGGGTATAAAGGTAAGTTTAGAGATTCACTAGAAAGGGTAATAGAATGAGAAATAAAATATTTGAATATAATCCAAGCACCGATGTTATGCGTTGGAGGTACGAGGATGAGTCACACGATGATTTTGGCTGGCCTAACTATGGTCGAATAATGAAAAAGAAAAAGAAAGACTTTAAATATTATCGGAAATATTATCGGCTAAAGAATTATAAGGATAGTAAAAAAGGACGTAAATGACTGTAGAATATGGAATAGGTATGTTTGGTTATAATATGATTTGCCTGTTGATAGGTCTGTTGATAGCTTATTATATAATAAATAATTATGATGGATGAAACTGATTTAGAAGAATACCACAGCATTGGTAAACCGATAAAGTGGAGTAGTAAATACAACTATGTGAGTGGTACACGTATCGATGACCACGGAACACGGACCTATGATGTAAATGGTTCTAGACTTCCTAGCGTAACTACGATATTAGGCGCTACCAAAAATCAACAATTTTTAAAAGATTGGAAGGCCAAAGTTGGAGAACAAGAAGCAGACAGAATCAAAAACTTATCTAGTAAACGGGGCACTAGTATGCACAAATTCTTGGAGCACTACGTGCAAGGAACTGGTTACGATGATCTTACAGAACTCGGACAGACGGCGAAAGCCATGGCCCAAAAAGTTATTGATGTGGGTCTCACGCCAGTTGAAACGATCTATGGCTCGGAAGTCACGTTGTATTATCCTGGGCTTTACGCTGGGTCTACTGACTTGGTATGTGTTCACAACGAAATGGATACCATTATAGACTTCAAGCAAGCCAACAGACCAAAGAGAGAAGACTGGATTGACGATTACAAAATGCAGATAGCGGCCTATGCTATGGCCCATGATTACGTACACGATTCTAAGATCGAACAGGGTATAATAATGGTATGTACTCCTGACCTATATTACCAAGAATTCACTGTTTCTGGGGCTAATTTACGATCATGGAAGCACAAGTTTCTCAAACGATTGGACATGTATCACGAGTTAAAGTTTGACGAAAAAGAGGCAGTCAACATAGATTTGCCACAATTAGAAAAGGAGATGAAAAATGAACGATAAAATGTTTATAGCTTTGTTGAAAAGATATGAAGCAGAGATAGAGGATGCAGTCTACAGGATAGATGCAATCAACGAGCACAACCTAATCATTCCGGAGCACACTGACATCTTGGGTGAAGTCGACAAAATGTTACAAAAAATTTCAAACGCAGAAGATAGATTGGCAGCATTGAGGCGACATTACGGCAAAAGTAAGGCAGAATAATTCTACACTTTGGGTGTCGAATGGGTGTCGGCAAAGTATCGAATTCGACACCTACTTTAGAACAATTCTAAAAAGTACAGTGTTTGTTCACCATTTACCCCAAAAAGTTCGACACTTGCGATACCCTTGCGATACCCGTGCGATGGGGTGGGTATCGAAAAATTAGCCTTGTATACCAACGCTTATAGGTCAATTTCACCATTTGCGATACCTTTTCAGTTTTTTTATTTTGTAGCGCAACAAAAAAATAAATTGTCTTTTATGTGTCGGCGTACTAAAACAAATTATGCCTAGGAAAAGAAGAAAAGCTGTTGCCTCAATAACTCCCGACATACCTTATCCGAGAGTCCGAGTGGAGTGGATCGACTGTGTGAGCGATTCGGGCTGGGCTACTGACAAAGAGTTTGACAGAATGAAATTAGCAAGACCTGTTAACGAAGGTTGGTTGTATTCCAAAGATAAAAAATCAATTAAGTTATTTGCTTCTTACGATCGAGAAGACGATGGTAGTTTTAGTTTTGGGGATCGGACGATGATTCCTCGGGCTTGGGTAAGGAAGATTCAGAAGGTTTAGAGTCTTCCGGTGTTACGTTTATCAACTGTCCGTAGTCGTCTAATATTTGTTTCATCTTTGCTTCTAATTCTTGTTCTGATAGGTCCTCTAGCTTTCCTGTTTTTATTATTTTCCTATCTATGTATAGCCCTGCTGCTTTGCCTCGGTTTGCTTCCGCATTCACTGCTGAAGAGAACGATCCTTTTTTTAAAGCGGCTTCTCTAAGTCTTGCAAGTTCTGCAACGTGACCCTCATAGGTTACTTCATGTTTTCGTAATCTTTCTTCTCTCAGTTCTCCCATGTACTTCACAACGAGTGGAGATAGTTTTGGGTTTGTTAGTTCTGAACCCTCTTGTCTAGCTCTGTTCGGGCTGTAGCCAGCTTTGATTGCTGCTTCTGTTTTAGTCATAGGCCCGTTCTCATCACCGTACACGTAGTGTTCGGCAAATCTCATTTGCATTTCTGTTAATCTTTTAGGTAAACCCATAGTTGACAATTTAAGGTAACTATCCTATAAAGTCAATATATGAAAGATGACAGAGGAGATTTAGATATGTCTAAACAGATAGAAGAATTACAAAAACGTGTAAGAGAATTGGAAGACATCAACGATGGTCATAGAGAGTTGAATGGACAGTTGCGTGTTGAATTAGACATGTGGAAAAAATTAGGATCGGAATTAGAAAAAACAAGAAATTTATTGCAAGGCTATAAGAATGTGATAAACGATTTGTCAAGTCAATTGCGTAAAGCAGGTAAGTAATGTTTGTTAAACATCTGCAAGAGTATTTAGACAAGTTTACAGAAGGACATAATGGAAGACGTGGTAACGCTGTAAGCAATGCCAGAATATATATTGCAACAAAAGGCGGTTACTTAGAAGAGATTAAACGTATTGAAGTGCATGAAAGCAACAATCCAAAGGATACTTCTATACGCGTAGTTCTAAAACCACAACGTGAAGAAAAACTAATACTACCCCCTGGTTACATAAAAGATTACTAAACTTTGAATACAGGGGTTACCTTGAAAGCAGAGAGAAAATTATATGAAAAACTTAAAAGAAATTGCAACAAAATCTCGTGGATTAGACTTGAAAATCTTAGCTTATCCGGCACTCCTGATCTACTGCGTTCCATGTGAAGCATCCTAACAATACATTTATCTTAGTAGAGCACCTCGGTCAGTGCGCCGTGAAACTTTTTCCAGGGACCATGATCACTGAGCTTGCAGCTTGTGGCTTCAAGCTTGACGCTTGCTGCTTGGGACTTGATGCTTGCTGCTTGTGGCTTTCGGAGCTTGGAGCTTGAGGCCTGCTTGAGGCTTGTTGCTTGGCGCTTGAGGCTTATCTCTGTAACCGTTGTCCCGGGCCCACTGCTCGTGGATCTCCAGGAGCAGCTGGGCCAGCTGTTGGTTCTTCTTCATGCTGCTTCCGGGTCACGCATGAAGAACTTCTTGTCTGCTGTCATCACGCCGCTTCGCATCACTAGACCATCTAGTGCCAGTGCGAAGGTCCTATTACCAGCATTGTCCTCCCGCCAGTGTATACTGACTCTTGCCAGGTCGTGGCTGTTGGTCTTTGAACTGCCCACTTTGATGTCCATCGAAACGCTGTCACGGGACCCAAAGCTCTTGTCCTTCTTGTAGTTGTCTCCGGATACGTTGATCCAGATTGGGTATGATTGTGCCATATGTCTTTCTCCTTTGTTTTAAATTTTATATCCTACATTCTCCTGGCTGTCAAGCTTGACGCTTGAAGCTTGTGGCTTGCTGCTTGAAGCTTGTGGCTTGCTGCTTGCGGCCCTTAACGAGACAAATAAGGAGGAGCCGCAAACAAACGAAAGGATCAGTAAGCGCTCGGTTGGTTTCCCACGATCCCCGCGCAACTGATCCCAGGTCCATCCATTGCCACATCGCTGTACAGTCTGGGCTAGATGGACCAGGGATCAGAACCCACACTAAAGTGGATTTTCGGACAGGGGTTCCCAAAACTTCACCCTTTCGGACTTAGCCCGCTGATCAATGATCAGTGTTATACCAGCACTGTAACTGTATCAAACACTGATCCCAGGTCCATCACTCGAGTGTTGTTATAGGAAGCCCAAAGGACTAATAACAACTAATGGACCAGGGATCAGGGTCCAGGTGTCGTGTGGGAACGTCTTCCGCTGTCCTCCCTGGCACGCTGATCTCAGGTCCATCCGATGCTACTACGATTAGGCTGTTACATAGCTATCAGCCAGCACGAATAGACCAGAGATCAGTCTGATCTCAGGTCCATTGGGTAGGTCAGTTTGCTATAGCCTTTACCGTCATCAATAGACCTGAGATCAGCCCTAGCTGTGTATCTAAACAAGTAACACAACCAGAGGTTGATCCGTTAATTATTATCGGTTAACTCTTTAATGACATATAATTAACATATCCTATATATTACTTGACAAGTCTTTTGTCAAGTGATAAATTAAATTAATTAACACGAAAGGAAAATATGAAAAGACAAACACTAAATGCTGAAAAGCGAAAAAGCATTGAGGGTATTTTTCAAAGCCATTGGATAGAACATAGTCCACACAACAAAGGACTTCAAGAGGCAAAAGAAGAATACAATCAAATGCGACCAAAGATGTTGCAACTTTGTGAAAACATAGTCAGGCAATATCAACCTCAACAAGACGTTGACACAGTAAGAGCTATGATAAAAAAATATGATAGTGCAGGCGGTGAGTTATACCACGATAACTGTTTTAATTTTCAAACAGACTGTGTTGATGACGAGGGCAAACCTGATACCAAAGACGTTGGGGTCAACTTTGACTTGGGCGACCACAGGGCTTTTGCTTACGCATATTACCGAGATGAGCTTTTGAAAGCTGGCATTGACGCAGATTTTCAAGTTCGTTGGATTGATGAAAGCAAACGAAATCCAAGATATTACGAAGAAGAAAATAAGTGTGATACTTGGTTAGGGTTTCGTGGGTCATCAAACGAGGATAAGTCAATAATGAAACCAAGTGCCGAATGGAATAGAGATAAAATTTGGGTAATTGGTACAAGTTATTGTCATTCTCGTCAGTTCAAAGTAGATCAATCTACCTTTGAAGTCTTTGAGATGTTTAACAAAGTAAAAGAAAAAGTCGCTTTGAAACATCAACAACTATTCACTCACGTTGAAGAAAAGATGAAGAAGTTGAGATTAGGTCTTAAATCATACAGGTACTTTGATCAGGCAAAAGCACTTGCAGATAAGTTAGGAATACCATTAAACGAAAGTGTGTTGAACGAAAGTTCTTCAATGGCACTTTCAGTTTATAGTCCTGAAAATCTTGCGAGTTTGTTAGAGGACAAAGTGCAACCAACAAGAGAAGAAAAAATAGCTATGGCTAAACAATATCTAGCCCAGCAAAATAGTATAAATTAACTATTGACACCCTATCCTATTTAATATAGGATAGGGTATAACGAAAGGATAAAGATGAAAACATTTTATATATCATACTACTCAAACAAAGACGGAGAGATGATAACAAGACGAGGCAAAGAGGACGACAAAACAAAAGTTGGAGTTAATAAAAGAACGCAAGTTCCATATTTTATTTACTTTGACATTGACAAAAATAATTACAGATGTGCTACAGGTAATTGGAAAGTGAGGTACTAATGGCTGACTTAATAGGACGACTACTAATGATAGTTCTTGGATTTGCGGTATGCATTATTGCTTTCGCAATATCATTGAGAGGTGGCTTTGATGTTTTATCACTACTACTTTTCTTTGGTGGGTTCGTAACAATTTTTTACGCGGTGCC